CAAAGCTTTCCATGATTTCAGTCTTCATACCATTTTCAAGGGCAAGTTCATTATCTGTCATCCACTGCTCAACTACGTAGTTGAGATATCCATCAACTTTTTCAACGAGACCCTCTTTGATTGACTCGACTTGCTCAGCAAGTTGTGTATCAAACTCTTCTTCGATCTTAGCAATTTCTGCTTTGATACGAGTAACTACTGCTGCTTCAAAAATTGTAGCTGCCTTAGTTTTAAATTCTTCTGTTAGCTCTTCACCATTGATAAGAGCAGCGACGTCTTCAGAAACGTCTACTGTTAATTCTTCTGGCTGAACTTCTTCTGCCATCTTCTTTTTGTAGCAAGAAGATGCTTCATCTAATTCATACTGTGCTTGTTCTTCTTCTGAAAGAGCTTTAAATTCTTCTTCAGTTAAACCTTCAATTTCTTGTTCTTCTGCTTGCAACTTCTTTGATTCTTCAAGAAGGCTAGCAATCTTTTGTTCGATAGACATCGTGTTCTCCTATAACTGGATGAGTTCTGTAATTATTTATACGAATTTTTATTTCAGATTCTTTAGAAAATTCTGAAAAGCCGCGATAGAGGCTTCATTTAATTTCTTAGATGGAGTACGTTGAATCATCTTCTTAGTCTCCTCTATCTGTCTTTGTTCAAATTTTCCATCAATAAAAACCCATTCTACAGATTCCATAATGCCTCTTACGAATGCATCTGGTGCTGAAGGGTCGGCGACGATGTCTGCTGCAGTAGACAACATGAAATCGTCTTGAACAACTTGTATACCTTCCTTATTCATTTGAAGGGAGCCAAGCGCTCTACTAGAAACACCAAGATTAGCGCCGCCGTCTAGAAGACCGCGTGCAATATTTCCCATTGGAGTTTCCAAGATCTTTGCTTTACCAATGTAGTTAGTACCTTCTTTACGAAGGTCTACGATTAGGTGAGATACGCGATCCAAGTTAATGGATGGAGTATCTGGATGGCCAAGTTCACCGTATGCACGATTCTGCTTAACCAAAGATTCCATATAACGACCTACTTCTTTATCCATAACTTTCTCTGGATACATGCGGCCATTACGATTTTGCAATTCTGATTGAAGGAAGATACCTTCAATGAAGTAGTCTTTACCTTTGCCGAGTTTATTCTCGACAATGAATTTAGTTTGTTCAACTGTTTCTTTAATTAAAAACATGATTAACTTCCTACTACAGCAGTGTTATCATAAACGCTGAACTGTGCTGTTTCTATCTTAGATGAATAACCAGATTGCTTTCTTAGAAGCAACCATACTTCCATTTGATTAGTTGTAACAACCGCAATGTTAGAAGTGTTTTCTACTGTATCAACGAATTCCGCATCAGCAAATAGTAATTCACCGCCAGTTGCACCAAGTAAAGTTGCAATGCGTACATTGTTACGAGTAATAGTTGCCACTGCATCAGCTGCACCTGTCCAATGAATTCCAACAATATTAACTGTTGGTGTTCCTACAACTGTTTCAGTATCGTGCAATAGATCACTATTTAATGTAATGTTTTCAGTTACACCACTTCCATGAATCTTTACAGCAACCTTTTGAGGTGTTTTTCTTAAAATTGTCTTTGCCATTTTATTCCCCGAGTTCTTTTAATACGTGCATGAAATTGTTTTTAGACTCACGCATGTATTCTACTATTTGATATTTATCACTTAGTAGATCGTTCAAAAGATGCTGAGTGTCTTCGCTGATAGCAACTATACTACCATCATTTAATCTATACTCTAATTTTCCAGCAAAGTAAGATGAATTTTCTTTCATCTCGGTGATTACTGGATCTACTGAAAATATGTTAGAAGAAGCAAGTTCTAAATATGACTCAACTAATGTATCTGTTATCTTGTCTATATTGTGATATTTTCTTACTATGTTTGCGACTTTTTCTTCAGGTATTAATGTATTAATGTCTTGTAAAATAATTCTAGTATCGATTACTGTCTTGGCGTAACTTCTTGCTTCTTCTAAACTCTTTACTTCTACATTAAGAGGTTGTCCATTAACGTAGATTTCAAATTCTTTACCTATAGCTACAGAACCTTCTCGATAACTAAAACTATCGAGAAGACCAGTGCGTTCAAGCAAATTGCCTTTAAGCTTCTGTAGCGTTAGCATCCGTTGGTTCTTCTGTTTCAGCGTTAAACATTTTCTGAGCAACTTCAATTCTATAATCATCTAGTGCAGATGAAATTTTCTGTGACATCGCACCGTTGAATGTATTTTCAATTGCAATAGAATCGCCGGCGATCAACGCATCAACTAATTCACGTGTATTCATTTTAATTTCCTTTAGGTTGTGGAGCGCTAGCAGCGATTTGATTCTGTACTTCACCTTGAGCTTGTTGTTTCATTAACTCATCTGCAAGTTGTGAGTTATTATGTTCTTCGTTTTCGGCTTCCATCGATTGAATTTCGTCATCGTCAAGACGAAGAACATGTCTCTTAACATAAGATGGAGAATAGTATTTACCTACGAATGGATCAATCATTGTAAGAATGTTTAAACGACCTTGCATTAATTCAGCGTCTTTAAGTTCACTGTAGTGATTGTCTCTTAAGAAGTCAAATCTAATACCTATCGCAAATTCTTCCCAGTCTTCGATAGTACAAATACCTTTTAGTACTAACTGAGTCTTAAGTGATTCCAAGAATAGTGCCGTAAACTTTTTACGAATACGAGCAACAAATTTAGTAAACTTAATTTCATCACGAGTAATTTCAGATGAACGACCAAGGTTAAATCCATCAGTCTTCTGCAAACGAGATGCAGGAACATTCAACGATTGATATAACTTATTCTGGAAGTATTCAATATCTTCAATCTGTCCAAGAGTTTGTCCACCTGGAAGTGTAGTAATCTCTGTACCTTTACCGCCTTCACGACGTGGCATCCAGAAGTCTTCCATTAGAGACATGTGTTTACGATCATCGCGAACTTCACCAGTAGTCGCGTCATAAACAATCTTGTTACGGAACTTATTCATGATGTCATTGACATACTGTTCCGCTTTTAATTTTGGTAGGTTACCTACATCAACATAGAAAATTCTACGTTCTGGTGCACGAGAAATGCGATAGATGACTAACGCATCTTCCATCATCTTCAACTGATTAACAATCTTAATTGATTTGTGAAGATGACTTAACATCATGCCGGAGTTCTTATCCATAACTCCTGATGGCACATAAATGATAGAATCAAGTGGAAGCCTAATACCTTGAGTACCAGATTCTGTGATTCCCTTATCGTTATACAAGTAATATTCTTCAATACTCTTAACGATCTCAACGCCATTAGCATTCTTTTCTTTATTGACGTTCTTAATTTTACGAATCTTACGTGGGTCTACTTCACGCAATTCAACAATCCCAGTCTTAGGATTATTTTCATCTACTAGAATTTGGTAATAGGCTCTTCCGTCAATATACCAATTTCTAAAGATGTCATGACCTTTAGTTTCGAATTTCAAGATATTCATAATATTAGTAAACTCATTACTAATTTTTGTTTTGATAGCAGATGAAACTTTAAGATCATCAAGAATAATCTTAACTGAAGGTTCATCTGAATCTGCTACAATAGCTTCATTGGTGATATCATCAATAGCGCTGTCCGTATCTGGGTACTGCGCTATCTCACGATATCTACGAATAAGATCGTTTTCATTCTTAATCGTAGTTTCTAAACTCATCACTTGAGCGTAATAGCCAGTAGAATTCGAAGAAACAAGCGTAGATCCATCATCCGCAGATGGCGGAACTACGGTTGCTTGTTGAGGTTTCTTTTTACGCTGAAACTCAAAACCAAATATTTGCATTATGTATTACTTATAATTAGATTGGGAAAGAACCAACCGGAGTATTGATAGTACCATTCAAACTGAAACCACTTCCAGCATTAGTAGAAGTATTGGATGTCCAATAGTTATATAAGAATGTTACGTTGAATGTCTCGATAGCATTACCTTGATCGTAACCTAATTGAATATCACCAACTTCTGTTGGGAAAGCATCAACGAATTTATATGTTTTAACAGTAGCACCATTACGGTCTAACTGATCAACAGACAAATCAACTTGATAGTTCAACGGGTTAGTGATACCAGTTGTAGCACCATTATTTTGAATACCATTAGACCATTGTTCTAGAGCGTTACGAATGTTGAAGTTCGTATCGTTATAGATTGCGATAGTCCAAGGTGCGAATGTACGTTCGCCAGCAAAATTAACTGGACGACCTCTATAAAGAACGTTGATAGGTTCAATAGTAGAAGCTGGCAATTGAGCGGCATTACACAAGAACTGTGCTTGAACGCCTGCAACAATACCTAACGTAACGAAAGATGGGAAAGACAATCCAACTCTGAACTGGTTGGCACGTGCGCCACCACCAGTAAGCTGGGCCTTAAAATCGGAAATGTTTGCCATTAAATGACTCCTTTATTCTTTTATTTATTCAACTGGGAGAGGTTACCCTCTCCCCTTATGAATTAACCACCAATTTCGTCAAAGCTTACACTAGAACGTGCAGCAACGAAATTCAAGGTAATGAAGTTAATAGAGCGATTTGGCTTAATGAAGATGCTAGCTACGAACTCATTACGGTCAATAACTTCACCAGTATTATTAGTTGAATCGCACTTAACGCGGAAGTCCACAATACCACGACGTCCCTGAACGTTACGTAGGAATGGTTCTACCAAGTTACGGAACTGAGCACGTGTGAAGTCATCGTTGAATTCGAACAACTGGAACTTAGCAGCAGTTGCTACAGCTTTTTCAAGTACAATGAATAGACGACGTACGTTGATATGATCGAATGCACTTGGTTTAGAAGTGAATGTCTTATCACCAAATAGGATTGTACCTTGTCCTGGGAATGTAACAACTGGGTTAACACCTTCTTTGTACAAGTTATCACGTTCTGTTTGACCTGGATTGAAACCAAGTTTAACAACACTCTTAACTTGACCGCGTGTGAAACCACCTGGAGAGAACCAAGGATCTGAAGTGTAATCTGTGCGAGCACATAGACCAGCCATGTCACCGTTCAATGGGATCCAACGATATACGTCATTGTAACGATCATATTGGTACTTAGCGCCAGAATCCATGAATGCATATGTACTATTAGTTACAGCAGCCTTGAATGATCTGATTGCAGCAACACCAGCATCGCCAGTTGCAACGATAGGTGAACCATCCGTATTACGTGGAGATACGAATACAACACAATCTTTACGTACTTCAGCAACACCATTAATAATGTTACTTGCTAGAGCTGCACTAGCATCGCCAGTTGCAACTAGAGAGATGTCATATAATTCAGCGTTATTGAATTGAGTATAAGCACTAAGGATATCACCATCAGTAACAGTGCTATAATCTTGGCCACCAGACAAAGTAATTGTCTGTGCTATAGATTTTAGATCGCGCAAGTTTGCATTGACTGCGATAGAATCAATGTTTTCATTCCAATCAATGTTTTGAATGTCGTTAACTTGACTTGCAGATGGAGTATTTAAAATCCAAATATACTTAGAAGAAGAGTTAATAGCATCACGGTAATAAACGTTAGTACCATCACCACGAGTAACACCACGAATCTTAGATAAGAATGTGAATTTTTCTAGAACTTGTGAAGGAACGCCCGTCCATGTTCCACGAACAGTATCTAAAACTAATACGTGAACTTCGTCGTTAACAATATTCTTTGCAGCAGCTTGACCAGATGAACTAGGAGCTGAAGAGAATGAGTTGATAATCAACTTAGCAGTATCATTACTAGACTGATTGATTGTTGCCCATGTAAATACTGCATTGTCAACTAAGATAACTTGAATACCATTACCCAAAGTTCCTGGATACTTAGCAGCAAACATACCATAAACTGAAGTCTGATAGTCGCGGAATTGATCTAGGTATTGTTCTGCATTCTTGATTTTAACGCCAAGAGAAGGTGCAACGTTAGCAGCTAAAGATGTTGGAGCAACTGGACTACCCAATTGACCTGCATTACTTACAGTGATAGAGATTGATGGTGCAGAAACATAACCTGAACCAGCATTAGTAATCTTAACAGCAGCAACACTGAAAGACGATGCGATAACAGCAGTTACTGTAGCAGTTTGGTTTGTACCAACGATCTGAACTGTAGGAGCAGTTAAATAACCTGAACCTGCTTTGCCAGAAACAAGAGCAACAGCAGTGATAACACCTTGTGCACTAACTGTTGCAACAGCTTCTGCACGTTGACCGCCATCTAATTCTGGAGCAGAAACGATAATTTCTGGAGGACTGCTCTGGCTATAACCAGAACCACCTGTGACACTGAATTCCAACACAGCGCTACCAGCTAGAATTACTTGAGCAGTAGCAGTGACACCGCCTGGTGTCGTAGGAGCAGAAATAACTGCTTGTGCATCATGAGCTACTTTATAACCAGAACCACCAGTTGCAAATGTAACACTTACGATTTCACCAGCAGCTGCAGAAACAGCATTACGCAAACCGGAGTTATCAATACGGTTAACGATTAGGTTATTAGTATATGCTAAAAAGTTAGCGGCTGTGAAGAATGATTTATAATTAGAGTCGGTTGGTTGACCAAAGTTTTGTACTAGAACATCTTCAGATGTTACAGTAGTTGGCAGTGCAACTGGGCCCCATTGGAATCGACCGGCAAATGCGCCAGCTGATGTTGAGACTGCAGGAATAATAGATGAGAAGTCTTTCTCGATTACTGTTACGCCTGGAGATAGTGCAAAAGGCATTGTGATTCTCCTTGAGAGTTATTATATCGTTAGAACAAGATTGTCTAATTATATTTATTATTTTAGAAGTTCCAGGCCTGCTAGATCTTCTTGCTGTTGTCCATCGTCAAAGAAACCAAAAGGAGTTAATTCCTGTTCAATCATTTTCATTTGGTTTTCATATATCACTTGTCTAATATTTATATTACTCAATTCTTTGAAATACGTGTTAGTCGTAGCCCAAGAGAATAGAACTAATGGCATTACTAGGTCATCGTGATAGCCTTCATCGGCTTCAAATGAATTCTTGACTTGAATAAATGTAGAAATTTCCGAAATAATATCGGCGTCTGGAATAAGAAGTCTCTTTTCTTCGACCAAAGTCTTGAAGTTAGAACAACCAATACGTTTCACTCGTTTATCTGTGACAACGCCTAGTTGAGTTCTTCCACCACCAAATCCACCCGAGATTACTTGACCATCTCCAGATCTATTTACCATAATTAAATTATCATACTCGTACTCATTGTAGAGAATATCTGCAACTTGTTCTGATGAGTTAATTTCAATCAATACATACGCCTTGTTATACTCGGTAGCAACCTTATAGATTACTGATGGGTATAGCAATGGACTAATCTTATTGTCTCTATATTTAGCAACTACGCGATAAGGCAGTTCTGTCATATCAATAACTACGAAAGCTGAATAGTCTCCACCAACACCTTTTGCGGTATCAGCAACCAGAGCATATGCTCGTTCAATAGTTCCTTCAATAGGATCTGTGCGAATAGGCTTTTCGTATATATCTAATCCATCTTTTTGATAGATGATGTCGCCAGCTGACATCTGAGCAATAGAGTTTGCAGATACCAAAGTGAGACTAGAACCAAGGAACTTACATAAGACCTCTTGGTTAAACTTCAAATCTCCTAGCAATCTATGCTGATTGTCAGCCCAAGCTTTATCACGTCCAGGGATTTCCCAATAAGGAATGAATAGATTTACGAATCCATTACGGCCTTTATCGGCATCGTTCCAGAATTTCCAAAAATGATTGTAACCAAGTGGAGTAGAACTTAAAAGAATCTTCGTATCAGAACCAGACGAAATCGTAGGATACACAGAAGCAAAGAACTGATCAGCAATGTTATTAGGTATAATAGCGGCTTCATCGATATAAAGCATGTTAACTGTCTTACCACGAATACCAGAAGTAGTAGTAGCTGCTGTAAAAACTTTAGATAGATTTTCAAGTTCAACGTCACCTTTGTTCCAAGTAACAACACCTTGTTGCATCCACTTTGGAAGTGATTCGTACATGATTTGATAACGATCAAGAACTTCTCGTGCTGCCGAAGCTTTGTTAGCAAGGATAGCAACGGTTTTAGCATCTTGGAAAATAGTGTACCATAAAATATATGCAGCCGAAGTAGTGGTCTTACCTTGC